CTATATTTTATCCGCAAAACTACGTTCCATGCCTCTGAATATTTTTAATCCAGAATACAAAAGAACGATGACAGCCGCTATAGAAGCCCAAAATCCTGGCCAATAGAATTGGACGTTTTCCCCCAAAAGACACCAACGAAAGCCATCTATAACCCCCACCATTGGATTAAGAGAATATAACAGTCGCCATTTTTCAGGCACAACGGATGAAGAAAATCCGACAGGTGAGACGTAAAGACCAAATTGAACGATAAATGGAATAATATAACGAAAGTCCCTAAACGATACATTTAGGGCAGATATAACTAAGCCCGCCCCAATGGCTGTTAAGAGAGAGAGGAAGACAAAAAGAGGAAGAAGAAGAAGTTGGATATGAAAGCCAACGCCCCAAAAAATCATCATGGCTAAAAAAACAACAAATGATATACAAAAATCGACAGCAGAGGTGATAATAGAGCTGATTGGAAGAATAATACGAGGGAAATAAACTTTCGAAATCAACCCTTCGTTACCAATTAAGCTATTACTGCTCTCTTGTAAGGCATTCGAAAACATCTGCCATGGCAGAATAGCAGCAAAAACCAATAACGCATACGGAACATCTCCCTCAGTTGGAAGCCTTGCAATTTTTCCAAAAACAAATGTAAAAACAAGCATCGTCATAACGGGACGCAGGACGCTCCATAATATACCAAAGACTGTTTGCTTATACCGAACTAAAATATCCCTCCACGTCAGAAAAAGAAACAATTCACGAAAGCGCCATAAATCATACCAATAATTTCGATTGGCATGCCCAGCTTCGATAATTGTGCTCATATTTTTTTTGATCATTGTAAGCTCTATTCTTGTCAATAATATGTGGCATTGATAGCATGTAGATATAAAGGCATACATAATATTTTTCAGATATTTCAATAACATCCACATTATTTATACAAGTTCTTGCAACCGCCTTGAAATGAACGCTTTTGAAAGCAGAAAACTCTCGTAAAGAAGAGAGAGAGCCTCTATGAAGAAGGGCTGATTTAACGAACATAAACCTCAGCCTCGCCAATAGATATTCTTATAGCCGCCCCCATTGCGACAAACCTATGTGATTACGAAATTATACAGCATTACAATGTTATATATTGAATAGCATCATAATAGAATCTTGAGTTTATGAAAAACCTGTCATTGCAAAGGATGTGAGCAATGATATCAAAAAATTCTAAAAAATATGCGCGCAATTATTCTCGATAAAATTACGCAACTTAGCAACCAACATAATCTATTTTCCTAACTGCCCCCTTAACAAAGCATAATCCTTGACCGCCATCGGCCAAACAGCGTTTTCTGGTGCAGCTTCAATCTCATCCGCCAGTTTGCGCTGAAATTCTCGGCTATATTCTTTGATAGGTGGACATACCGTAGCAGGGTTAGAACTTGCCCCTGCGCAGGCGGTCAACAAGCTCACCGCGAGTACGGGGAGCATCCAGTGTGGCACGAAGTTGCGCATCTTTTACCTCTATGATTTTCTTGAGTTGATCGTTGCGTTCGGCATTGCGTCCCGCTTGGCGTGCGCCAAGCAGGACAGTTAGAACCGAAAGCCCAGCCACGCCCCATCCGATGAGGCGCAGCATATGGCTGGAAAGCCAGCCTTTCAAAATGGCCAGCATCAGCGCAGGCCTTTCCGATGGTCATCGATACGCGCCCACAGCATCACGCCGATACCGACCAGCGTAACGATCAGCAACGCCCATTTAGCTACCTCCAGATAAGGCGCGATGGCAAGCAGCGTTGTCGTGGCAGGCTCCAGCGTTTCCTGCAGAACTTCAATTGCCCCAGCGCCCAGCGTGCCTGCCGTGGCGACCTGTCCGCCTTTGACCGTACGCGAGGCCTGTAGGCTTTGTTGTTTCGGCTCTACGCCCGCCAACACCAGCGCCTTGGTGATTTCGGCATCGCTGTACGGTTGCTGGCCATTCTCGTGCCGGATGATAGATTCTACCACAGGCTTCAGATGTTCAAAGCGGTGCATATCCAGCGTTTGAAGCGCAGAAAATCCCGTGTTCCGCGCCACCGCCTGAATATACGAGGCGGTGTTATTCTCAATAGCCGGCGCCCAGCGCGTGATAATCCCTTCGATGGTGCAGAGGCCGTGCTTGTCCTGATAGGTGATGAGCAGACGCGCCAGCGCACGAATGCCATAAACGGTAGATTTGAACGTGAAGAATTCACGGTCGGCTTGATCTTTGGCCAGCCCCTGCCAGGGATCGCCATTGCGGCGGATATTGCCAGGGTTGTTGTTGCGGATGCCGCGAGGCTGTTTCGTGGTCATGGTCTTTCTCCTTTGTTGAAATGAAAAAAGCCGCCCGTTGCGGGGCGGCTGAAAAAGCGTGTCTGTGTGTCTGCCTATCGGTGGAATATACCTCCCTTGGCAGCGACACCGGCTACCAGCAAGACCAAAAGCCCGACCGTTACCCAGCGCACCAGCGTTTGCAGGAATGTCCGCTGCATAACTTTGATAGAGCCTGCCAAGTCGCGTAGCGTGCGGATATCATTGGCAGCATCCTCGTCAGCCAGTCCGACTTCTTTCAGGGCTTTTCGTGCGCCACGGCATGCGGCCTGCTCCAGCAGGGTTTCAAATTCGCTACGCGGAATGACAATCATATCCTCCCGCTGCGGTGGTTTTGCAGCAGACATCACTTCTCTCCTTTTAAAGATTTATTGGTCGGCGGTATGGACGAGTGTGTTTTCCACCACCGCCGATATTTCAATGATTTCCCCGCGCGGGCGCACGGCCAGAACCCGCGCCAGCACACCCCAATGCTCACCGACGCCGAAGGAAAAATGCGTGCGCTCTTCTTCCGTACCTGTGTAGGGCGTAAAATCGATTTCCTCCAAAAGCTGGAGCTCATAGGCACTTCCCCCCGCAGAAACCATCCACGGGCCGCTTAAAGAGCCATCCTTCCGGCGTAGCACCACATAATGCGTTCCAGCATCGCCAAAGGTTACAGGTTCGGACAGGGACAGCACGGGGGCGTTATAAGCCAAAATGTCTCCAGCTTCCCCCCAGCGCGGCATGTCATGGGAAATGGCAATCAGGTCGCCATAGGTCGGGATCATTCCTTCAAGCTCGGTGCGGAAGGACACGATGCGCCGACGGTAACGGTTCGCCGCCGCCATATACATGCCCTCACGGATCGCCTGATTTTTATCGGTGCAGCCAAACAGCGACACGCTGGCGGGCTGTTCACCCGCGCTGTCCGGCAGGCTGGCAATGATTTCATCCTGTTTCCAGGTCTTCTGGTTGAAAAATTCAACCTTGACGCTGTCAGCGGTATCTTCGCCAGGCATCACAAAATCAATCTTGAAGCTGCCTTTGACGATATTGCGCGGCGAAAACATGGCCACGGGCAGCGTGCGCGGCTCGTCCCGCACGAAGCGCACCAGCCCGCCCTGCAAAAACGGAATGGCGCGGCCACAGCGTGCGACTTGCGTCAGCGCGTCCCACACGGTCAGTTTGCGGTCGAAAACCCCGTTAAACGTATCACCACGCGCCGTCCAGATCGCATCCAGCGCCACCAGGGCGGAAAGATCAACACGGGCATCAGCCAGTTTTGCGCCGTAATTGGCTTTCAGGATATCGGCCATCGCCCACGCAATCGAACGGGTCGGCTGCAATGCGCCCCAGCCTGTATCAGGATGCCAGACGCTCAATTTACGGGTCACAACACAATTGACCATACGGGAAGAACGCTGCGACAGGTTGTCGGTCGCCCGCATCTTCATGGCCAGCAAGGTGATATTTCCGAAATCGGACTCTCCGACCAGATGCGCTTTCAGGGCGCTCCAGTTGACATCGTTCCCCGCGCGGGCGGAATTGTCCTTGGCATTGGTGCGCAAAAGCTGGACTTCGTATCGCCCCACCGCGACCGGATATTTATAGGTCCTGCGGATGGCCGTGTTGGTGGCCGCCGAATGCGTTTCCGTGGCCAGGGTCGTCCATGCACCCAGCGCATTACCTTCATCGTCAATCTCGCGTGCCTGGACTTCCCACGACACGGCGCGACTGCTTAAACCACCGCTGTCATTGGCGTAATACAGCCCCTTGGGCATGATGATGTCCAGCGCCAGCAGATCTGTCGTGGTTTCGGTCGGATTGGCCACGAACGGGCCGACCCATTCTCCACCATCGGCAATTGCAATCAGTTCCTGCCCAGCGATTTCAGGCGCGGTAACCACATCCGTATCCAGCATCGTGACCGCGCCGCCAGGCGGGATGATCTCATAAACAATCTCCTTGAACGAGGTGATCGGTGTATCCTCGATGTAGATTTGTTCAACATCGTATTCGCCCTGGCCGATGACATGTAGCTGATAGAGATATTGTTCGTTTCCTTCGAATTCCGAATAAGGCGCTGCCCCGAAATCGGGATAGATGATGTGGCGGCCATACACGACAGGGATTGGTTCTCCCAGACGTGCTTGGTTACCTTGCGCCTGAATAGAATAAGTCGGACTGGGCGCGGTCGGGTTATAACTGCTCATGCCGGAGCTGGGCGATGGCGGCGGAATCAAAGCGTTCACCAGCACAGAGCCTGCCAGCGCTACGCCTGCGGTTAGCAACGATACGCCCACCGCACTTGTCACGCCCATGGCCGCCCCCAGCGCCGCACCCGCATAAGGTGCGGCCACCATCACAGCAATACTCAGAACGGCGCGGAAAATCTTCCCGCCACCACCACCGCCCTGCGGTAGGGTGATAAAGGCGATGACCGTTTCCTTTTGCACGATGACCAGCGGCCAGTCCTGGCGCAGGACAGGCTCGCCATCCACGATGCAGATGGTGGGCTTGGAAAATTCTGCAATGCCACGCTCATCCAGCCAGCCGCGAATGCTCTGCCCGATGCGGGGTGTGAAAAGATCGACGTTCTTGTGCAGATGGAACGGGTTATGATGGATGGCGACTTGTGCCATAGATTATTCCTCGATGTGGCGGTAGTAATTCTCGATCTTCCAGCCGGTCATGTTCAGATTGTTCAGGCTTTGAAAAACGACCCCAGCGCCCTGGACGGCGTGCAGGATGCCGCCGCCGTCCACATCCAGCCAAACCCCAACATGGATGGGGTGGCGTGACTGGCGCAACAGCGCGACGTCGCCTTCTTTCGGCGTTGTCACCGTGTGCCAATTTTGCCGTTCGGGATGATCGCGCATGGTGCGGATCAGAGTTTTCATGTCGTTTTCTGCAACGGGAATGAGAGACAAATCGTGGCCGTAAAGCCGTCTTTGCACCGCAACGACCAGCCCCCAGCAATCGTAGGCATCGGGGCCATCCGATGCGACGACCCACGGTTTTCCGATATAATCAAAAGCCCAATGTGTCATCGCGTCAGTCCCGAAAAACGTAAGGCGTTATAGGTTTCAGACGGAAATGCCTTGTTGCCCACATCGAGCATGCGGGCGCGGCCTGTAACCCGTGACGTGTCAGCGCTGACCTCCGTCAGCACCAACGTGAACGGCGGTTCCATCTGTGGCCCTTCCAAATCGTCTGACAGATACGGGCGATAGGTGACCTCAATCTTGCTTTGGCTGTCGGATGCCGCATCCAGGTGCTTGACGATCTCGCGGCTGACGTTATCCAGCGTGATCGAGATTTCCGGCACGGGCGCGGTGTCGATAGGCGGCAATTCAAGATCGAAGCCCATGGCGATAAATGTCACCATCGCCCCTGCGTTCAACGGTGCGCCAGCCTCCAGCCGTGCCGTCAAATCCTGATTATCCCGCACCACCCGAATGGCAATGGGCTGGCCGTCATCATCCAAAAAGGACGGATGGCGTAATTCCAGCGTATGCAGGATGACGACGTCGCTAGGCGCAGAGGCGTAGGCTTCGCGCAGAGCTTCACTGAGCAAGGTATTAGGCATAATTTCTATTGGTACCTAATCATGATTTTTCGATTGATATTTTTGGGACGAGTTTCTACACCACCTGTGCTATCAGAAATCCACGTTCCCTTGGTTGTTCCGGCAGATGCAGCTCCTCCGTTATTAGAGACAACATTTTGTCTCTGCGTTGGGCTAGCGGCACCATTCCAATAATAACTGGTATGGGTATGCTCTTTAACTTCATCTAACTGTGACGATCCAACCTTATCACCACCCACCCGCAAAGCTGCATCCAAATCAATCCCTGCACCATTATCGTGAATACGAATAAACTGTCCTCTAAGGTCAGGAATCCTAAAAGTATTTGTTCCATCACCGCCAGAAAACAGACCTTTTTGCCCCCCTTCCCAGTCAAGGTGTGGGATAACAAGATTATGGGAGTTGGCCCAGTTCCATAACTGAGGATATTGATTACGAGCAAGCTCCTGCCCCTCTTCAAATATCCAATTTTCTGGAGCTGCAGACAACATTGTTATTTTTTCATCACCTATCTGTGATAACAAATTAACAATCTCTGCCTGCATATGAGACAACGTAATTTGACTCAAAAAAGCCAAGCTTCCTAAACTATCCAAAACCTCCTTAACGTTTGTGTCATTATAATGAATATTTTGAGCTAACCCAGAAGCTGATACGCTGGCCTGCTCTGCCCAAAATTGAGCTTGTTGCTCACTAGATTGAGCAGAATTTTTATAAATCTCAGCTTCATTTCGCAATGATATTGTAGATTGCTGAGCTTGTACCGCTACATCACGAGCAGAATCTATTTGAGATAAAATGTCATCAGCACCTTCAATAATTTCATTACGAATATCCTGCAATCTTTTCTGTACAGATGAAATTTCACCACTTTCAACTATCGTAGTAAAATCACTTCCTTGATGAATTATTTCATGAAAAATAAGAGCATCTTGTTCGGCTTGAGAAATTAGAGACTCAAGCCTTTCCTGTAAATTCGGCATAGCCTACTCCTTATAGATTAGAATTTTGATGAATAAAGATGTGTAGTTGTGAAATGCTTGCTTCAAGATTTACAAAATCACTATTGAGCAATATCCCAATTGCCCCTTCATCCAGCACCGGACGTTCACGGATTTCCAGCTCGGACGTGATTTCCCACAGCGTGCCGCCTGCCAGCAACCGTGCGGAAAACTGGCGGGTAAAACGCGCTTCCTGTTCCAGCAGTCCTAACCCGCCCAGCAGGGTAATTGTGAACCAGTTCGCGCCTTCCTTTGCCTGCCAGCGATACCATGCTTCGAAAATGGCATACTGGTCGCGGCGCATGATCCAGCGCACGGAAACCTTGGTCGGCACGTTGGTGAAACGCCGACGCTGGCGGGCAAGCCCAGCTTCCATCTCCGTGCGCAAGATTGCATCTTCCGGCTGGACGGAATAACCCTGTACCGTTGGAAGCGGCAATGTAACTGGCCAAATAATGGTCATTGTTCTATGCTTCTTTTGTTCTTATTTAAGAAAGATTTTCCATGACATACGAAAAACCTCAAAAGCGAAACCCTCACCAACTCACGATCAGGCAGCATGTTTTTCCGCAGTTCTGCATTAAAAGATTCTGTAATACATCCGGTGTTGTTTCTTTCCATGATAAACAGACAGGAATAATTAGCCCTAAAACACCAAAAGATGCTGTCTTCTGTGCCATGCGCACTTGGGATCAGCGTGCGGAATCAGGCTATATGAAAGATGCAGAGGACAAATACGAAACGTTGTCAAAAGCCATTGTAGATGGTGGCATTCAAAAGCTTTCTCCTGAACATCAGAACGAAATCACAGAAATGTTCTCTATTTGGAATTTGAGGCATTATTACCGAAAAAACCCAATACCTGATCAAAAACTTAACGGAGTTTTGGATCAAGAACCTAAATATACAAAGGATCAACAAGAGTGTCTTGAAAAGCATCATATTGGCTTCATCAAAGAGGGAGCCATAGTGCCAGGAAGAGATATTACGGGTGTTCGAATACAACTACATATGTTTGATCTAAAAAAGAGATTTAAAGATGGCAGTTGGGGCATTGTACGCTCTGACAAAGGTGATTTTCTTGTTCCTGATAATTTCAATAAGGGGATTCTTCCTGTGTCCCCTAGAATTTGCTTAGTATTTGAATGTGATAACATGAATATTGACTCCCAAGATGTTGCGCAAATCAATAGGTGGGCAGTTGAATCCAGTACGGACTATTACTTTGCCAAAGATTTATCTGCTTGCCCCATTACCGATAGCTCCCCGCCGCAGGATTGAGGCCGTAGCGACGCTCCAGCGTTCCCGCCAGACCTTCGCCGCGCCCGATATTCCGCGCCATTTTTGTTTCGACTTCCTCGATCATAATGCTGAGATCAAGGTTTCCAGAGTTGTCACGGCGCACGGTCGCAGAGGCTTCAGCGCCTGCGACTTTGTTTTCCACCTTCACGGATACGTTGACGTTCGGTTTGTTTTGCAACGAACCACCCAGCATGCGCATTTGCCCTGGCGTAAAGACGGCTTCACCCTTTTTGGCGATAATCGGCACTTCATCACCGACGACGCCACCCGTGTGAAAACGCGGCGCACCGTGGAACACGGACGGATGCACCGATTTCGATCCAAGACTGTCAGAGCCGATCACACCACCCGTATGCGCCGTGGGCGTTGCCGCCGCACCGCTGCCGCCACCGAACAGACCGCCGATAAACGTGTTCAACGCACCCGCCAGCGGCGTGGTGATCGATGACTGGATTTGCATACGGATCAGATCGGCGACGATAGAATTCGCAAAATCGCCGAAGTTCAACTTCCCTGTCTGCACAAAATTCACCAGCGCATCTTCCATGTTTTTGAACATTGAAGTGACACCGCGCTCGGCCTTGCTGGCCATATCTTGGGCATCGTCCGTCACGGATTTCAGCCCACGCTTAATGCCGTCTTCCCAGCGCTTAGAGCTACGCAAATCCTCTTCACGCGCCTCGCGCAGCATGTCCTGATAGACGGCATCGACCTGTTTGCTGAATTCTTCATATCCAACCGCCGTTTCATTCAGGCCGCGCATCGCTTCGTTGCGCCATGTTTCGGCACCAGCAATAGAACCTTCAAGTGTTTTATTCAGGTCTTCATAACGCTTGCGCACATCATCAACGGTTTTCTCGCGCTCACGATCTATTTTTTGACCTTCGCGTTGACTGTCTTGATAGCGTTTTTCTGTTTCCTGCAACGTATAGATTTCGGACACCAGCGCCTTGATACGCTCGGCATAGTCGCCTTCCGCCGTACCTTTGGCCGCTGCGATATCAATGCCGGCACGGCGCAGGGTTTGTTCCTGCTCATTGGTAATCATGGCGCGGCGCACGGATTCTTCACCTTCCGCGCGGGCCGCGGTCAAACGGCGCAAGGCCTGTTCCTCGGCCTGCAGCTCAGTGATGCGTTCCTGGACGCGCTTTTTATCATCCTCGGTAAACCCGCGCACATAAGGTTTCGGCGCCTCAGCCTCGGCAGGCTTGTCCTGTGGCTGTGGTGGCTTGGGATTGCGCAACTCGTCCAGCGCCGCGGCGGCTTTCTTGGCTGCACGCTCGGCGGCCAGCAAGGCCAACACTTGTTGTTGCACGCCTTCGGCCTGTTCGCCGAAATCAGGATATTTGGTGGCCAGTTTGAACAGGGCTTCGGAATATTCCTGCGCCGACAATTTGCCCTGATTGAAGGCTTGGCGCGTGCGATACAGCTCATCCTGCAACGGCGTGCCGAAACGAGAAAATTGATCCCAGAACCCACCAATCGCACCGATGCGCAACTCTTTTTGCAGATCGGCAATGTTGTCCTTGGCCGTTTCTAACTGCTTGGTAAAACGGTAAATGGATTCCGTCTGCGACAATGCCGCGTTGCTGTCTTCCGCTGCCTTGGCCGTCAGTCCCAGCTCTTCCTTGACCTCTTTCAATTCCTGCGCATGATCACGCGCTGCCTTGGCGGCGGCATCGTGGCCGGATGCCAACTTCACCAGCGCAATGCCTGCCAGAATGGCCAAGCCCACAGGGCCGCCGACCAGCGCCAGCGCCGCGCGGAATCCGATCATGGCCACCGTGGCCAGTTTCGTGGCCGCTTCCACCGCCACAAGGCGCAAGGCAAAGGCTGTGGACAGGCTGGCGGCTAGGCGCAGTCCCACCACCATGCCCGCATTGCTGAGAATGGCGGCATTCAGCATGGCCACCGCACCCGCAACGATGCGGGCAATCACCAGCCCGCCAATGGCCGTCACGGCCAGATCAGCGTTTTCGATCAGGAAGGACAATGCTTCGGCGGCGGTGACGATCATCGACCCCAGCGTTTCGCCCAAGGATCGGGCAGCACCCTGCACGGCGGGATCGGACAAGGTGTCGGCCAGCGTGCGATATCCTTGGCTCAGACCATCCAGGAATCCCGAAGCGGCAATCGTGCGTTCGATTTCCAAAACGGAATTGTTGAAACGGTTCAGTTCCGCACGCGCATTCTGGGACGCTTCCGGCACGCCGTCCGAGAATGTGCGGCGGATTTCGGCGGCAAAGCGCGGCAGGAATTCATCGGCCACGACCTGGCCTTGTTCCAGCATTTTATCCAGTTCGGCGGTGGTGATGCCCATACCGCGTGCGGCCAGCTGGAACGCACCATACAGACGCTCACCCAATTGCCCTCGCAATTCTTCGGTCTGCACCTTGCCTTTGGACATGATCTGGCCGATAGCACGCAACGCGCCATTGGTCTGGTCGACCGAGAGCTGCAGCACGGTGGAGGCTTCGGCCACCGTCGTGAAAATATCGCGCGTACCTTGCCCTGCCAGCGTTGTACCTTTGGCCGCCGCCGCAATCTGTAGATATGATTGCGAGGTTTCCAACAGATTGAGGCCGAGGCGTTCGGATTCCGCCCGCAGGAAAGCCATTTCCGCCGCCGCGCCCTGGCTGCTGCCTGTCACGGCGGCCAGCGCCGTATCCAAACCCTGAAACGCCATCCCCGTTTCATTAACGGAGCGAATGCCGCCAATGATGCCCGACAGCCCAGCGTAAGCGGCCACAAGGCCTGCTGCCTGCCGCAACACGGAATTAAGCGCACGCGCCGTGGTGTCGACAGCCTTCAGCCCCGCATTGGCGGGCGCGGTCGAACGGCTGATGCGACCCATAGCCTGTTCGCCTGTGCGACCGACGCGCTCGAAGGTTTCTTCAACCCGTTTGCCGTCAACCACCGCGAGGCGGATACTCATATTTTTCTGTGCTGCACGCATGAAGGTGAATTTTTCCCATTAAAAAACCCCTCCGAAGAGGGGTATGTTCATTGGTGTTGTTCGTTGTTACAATTCACGCTGACGGCGTGAATAATGAGCAAATATTATGATTGATCTGGATACATGGCAGTTTGGGACAGAGGCGTTTTCGTCAGCAGAAGAATTCTGCGAACATATCTCCATTAACGAACGCCAATATCAGAGCCGAATTGAAGCGCGACTACATGCTGATCCGGTTTACCAGAAATGGAAATCGGCCAGTCCGCCTTTGCGCACAATGCCATTTTATCATCTCTACCGACAAAGCGCGGAGAGTAAGAAATTCCATGCTGCTGCCGAAGCTGCCGCATCTGGTACTATATCCGATAAAGACCGCGAAAGACTGATCGGGCTGACAAAGGAAATCACCCACTCTCCTGTCGTGCTAAAACCTGGGCAAAAGTTGTTTCATGGTCGATACCTTGATTTTTCAAAAACGGTTTTTCCATCGTCCTATTCCATCCCTTCGTTTCTGTCCTGTACGCTATGCCCAGAAGTCGCCATCTGGCATGCACTCTCCAAAGCAGGTCAATATTCAACAATGCAGAATGCCGCCGTCTTTATCATCACGCTGGCAGCAGCCTGTCCGGCCCTTTTCGGTGCCAAAGGAAAACTCGATCACGAACAGGAGCTTCTTTTGCCACCCGCGCAGACATTGAACCTCACAGCGTCAACCATCATTCCGACCGGAAATTTCAACATCGTTCACGCTACCCTGACTTATTCCCCTTGATGACAGCCTGTGTCAGCCCTGCACTGACGGCAGGCAAAAGCTCGGCCATGGCCTCGCGGGCGTAACCCAGCGCGTCAGACAAGATAAAGGCTTCCTGCAGGGGAAAGCGGTCGCGGATTTGCGGGCTGACCTGGACGGCGACATTCCACGCCTGCCAGCCCTCTAGGCTGTGGCAGTTGTTTTTCTGGTACGGGCAGTCCGCGCATTCTTCGGGGCAGGCTTTGCAGTATTCCGCGCCGTCCCCGAAGTGCCATTCTGCTCGGCGCTCAAGTCTTTTTTTTCGGCATCGATCAACTCCCGTACGCCTGTGTATTGCTGTGAAAAGCTGGCGGCGATTGACCAGAAGCCGGTCATCAACTCGTCAATTTTTTCCGGCGTTATGGGCGCTGAGGCATCGCCATCGGCTTCCAAAATGCCTTCCCAATCAACAATCGCCGCCCGCGCAAGGCCACGCGCCAGATATTCCTCGGCCAGCGCCTCGCGGATTTCGGCATTGTCGACCTGTGGCAGATTATCCACTGATGCGCCGATTTCCTTGCGTTTGCGGTATTCCTCGCCGATCTCGGTCAGGCGCTTGTTCATGAACGCCCGCGCGGCGTAGAAGATCGGGCTTGTGCATGGGCGCACCTTCACGCGCACGCCAAGGCCGAGTTCAAGCCAATACGGCTCGGTCTGAATATTGAGCTTGAGCATTAGTAAGTCTCCACATCGTTGATCAGGGTGATAGTGACCATGTTTCCGAGGACGGCATCTTTTGCGCCCTGGAAATCATAGGTGGCTTCGATGCCGTTCGGCCCGTTGATGGAGCGTTTCGGTTTCGGCAGATACACCTCATGGCATTCGATAATGAGTTGGCGGTCAGCATCGATCTTGTAGGCAAGCTCCAAATCAATCGGCACGCCCGACCGTGCCGTGTTCATCAGCGTGTTATCGGCGTAGCGCACAGCGATATTGCCCGTGAGCGCGGCCACGCCAGGGTCAACGCCGTCGATCTTGCCGTCATCACGGATGGTTTCGATCCGCTCCAGGTTGTTGTTATAAGTCACACTTGCCGAAGTCACGTTGCCCAGCGGACTACCGCCTTGTTTGACCGATCCCTGGAATTGCGAGAAACGCGTGTATTCCGCCAGATCGGGGTTGGCATCGCGCGTGGCGACTTGTGGGGTTTCGCCCTGGCCGATCAGGTTGATGGTCACCTGTGCCTCGCCGCTACGCTGGAAGTTGAAAGCCATCGAATTGGCACGCACGCCGGTGAACAACGGGAAATCTGGAATTTCCGGCATGCCGACTTCGACGGCCAGACTCGGCAGTGTCACGCCACCCGATTTGAATTCGTGCGTGTACGGCCCAGCGCCCGTGGTGGTCGGCGCACCGAATACGGCTTTGAGCCAATGTCCGATATTGCGCAGGTCAACGGGAATGACGATATCGCCATCCACGTTAATCACATCCTGATAAGGCTGCGTCGGGTCACGGCCAAGACCAAGGACGTTGGATTCAATCAGGCCTTGCGCCGAATCCAAATCGCTGGATACGAAAGGCACTAAATGAAAAGCCCCCGAAGCGGGGGCTGTTCCATAGACGGTTTCAAAACCGATGATCAGGCGGGCGTTCCACCCATATGCACGAGACATGGTGTTTCTCCTTTAGTTGAGCGGGTTAGAGGTTGAGTATTCAAGGATGACGGGGACGACCGCCGCTTTGATGGTCGGCGCACCCTCGACGGTTTCGGACAGAAAATCCGGCGTTTCGATATGCAGATAATCGACAAGGCCGTCGAGGTTGGTCTGACCGTCCAGCGCCTGCGCCACCGTTTCCAATAAGACATCCAGCGCCGTATCGCGCTGTGCTTGATCGCCATGTTGCACTAGCGCCTCAATCTCGGCGCGGTGCTGATAGTGGTAGCGCGTAGGTGACAAGGTTACTTCTGGCTCCCCTGGGTCGCCGTCGCGCAAAATCAACAATCCTTCGGCAGGAACCTTGGTCGGCAACGGTTCGTTTCGGAGGACAGAAAGCCCCATGACGTTGTCTTTCAGGCATAAAAAAAGGCCTGCAAGGGCCTGTTCTCGTTTCGATGTCATGATGTCCTCAATCCGGCCAGTTTTTCAAAATCAACTGCGGTAGGCGGTGGAACCAGCGCCGCGCCTCTGCATCGAACGTGATGATCCTTTTCATTTGTACTTGCGGCACAAGCCAGAACATCACCACGGTGGTGAGGCCTTGCCCTTTGCTGACGGCGCGGTCGCTTGCTTTGCGGAAACCGCGTAGCTGGCCAGTTTTCCGGCTGTAGGACGCGCGGGCATTATCAACCACCAGCAAGGACGGCTTGCCGCTGCGATACACGAACCGCAGCCTTCCCAAAGAGTGTTCGGGAAAGTTCGATGGATTGATCCGTTTACCACCCACGCCACGCTTCGGCGCATTCGGTGTCGGTATTGCCAGCCACCATCCATCTTTTGAGCGAATGACCGCCGCGCTTTCAAACCCCTCCATGATGCGACTGGCCTTGGTATAAACAATGCCTGCCGCGCGGATGGAATTCTGTCCGCGTGGATAAAGATCACCGCGCCAGGTATTGGCCATACGCTGGCCAAGGCCTGCGCTTGTGACCTGACGGCGCATGGACAATTTCAAACCATCCGTTGCCTCCCGCACGCCCAGCGTGACAGCGCGTTCGGCAGTGGCAAATTCTGCCTTCATGTATTCCTGCAGCTTTCCTTCAAAGGCGGCACTAAGACGCATAGGCTTCGATCCTCAGCACAAGCCCATGTTGGTCACGCACAGGTTCGCCCTGCGCCACATAGGTTTTTCCATCGATGATGATTTGATAAACCGCCTTGGCAGGGTCGATTTCCGACAAGCGCAATTCAAACAAGTCTGTCCCCGTATGCACGCGCGTGTCCATGACATCTACAATCCGATCAGGGAAACGGTGAATGGCCGTTGCATCTGCTTCGGTGTTATCCCGAAAGACGAGATGCGCCGCCCGCCCGAATTTGGCGAACAGCGCATCTACCGCTTTGGAAGCTGAGGCTTGGAAGCTCATTCTTCCTTACCGTCTTTCTGGAAGATTTCCCATGCCTGGTCACGCTGCTGGGCGGTGATGTTCGCGCCCAGCAAGGCTTCGATGGCTTCCACATTCGGCTTGCCGTTCTTGCCGTAATCCTTCGTAGGATCAAGGCCGGAAATCGCCTCGACAATATCTTCAATCGTCGGGGCGGGTTTGCCATCCGCAGGCGGTGTGGCGGTTTTTGCCGGAGTGGACGCAGACGCAGCTTTTTCCTGTCTTGACGTTGCGAAACCGCGTGCGATGAGGCGTTCGGCCTCATCGTCCGCAATATCCAACACCGCGCCAGGCGCATGATCTTTGCCGTTGACGTGCAGAGTGATGATCGCTGTGATTTTCATGGCTATCCCTCCTTAACGTACCGTTGCGCAGAACGAAGCGTTCGGGCGGTAAGGCACGATCAGCGGTGCGGATTGCAGCAACAACCAGCGCACGGCAGGGTCTTCCTCCAGCCACGATTTCGAGAAGAAGCGCTGCGCACGATATCCAGCTTTTTCGTCCTGGATCGCGCCATAGCAACGCGTGCCCTCCAATTGGGTCGGGCTGCCGATCAGCACGGTGTAATCCGGCAGGAGTTTCTGGACGGCATCGTTGTCGTCAACGTAGCGGTCGTTATAGACCCAGAAATCCAGATCGCCGATTGTACCGACATAGCGTGCCAGATCGTTGCCCTGGCCGAAAGCAATCGGCCCCAGCGCAAGATCTGCCGCATCACGCAGGCGGCGAATATCCAGCAGCTTTTCCACCTTCGGATCGGCTTTGAACACACGCCATGCCAGCGCATCCATAATCACGGTGCGACCCACCGCGCCGGATTTTTCCTGAATGCGGGCAACCCAATCTTCGAGATTGTCCAGCGCATTCACACCAGTTTCACCCCAGCGGCTGCCGCCTGCCAGTCCCACCGTCAGGGACGGATCACGCTGGAAGTCCACAACCACGGTCGGATATTCATCGCCCGTAACCGTGATGCGTCCCGTGCGCAGAGCTTCGGAAGCCATGACTTCCTCGCGGCGCGTCAGGTTTTCCAGCTGCTTGGACAGGGTGCGGTTGATATTGGCTTCCAGGCGTTGCTGCGGGGACAGCGTGCCGCCGATTTTTTCGCCAATCGAACGCTTGAACGGACGATTGGGGTCAAAGCGGCGCTTGTCCTTGGCATAGGCGGGCTTGAAGCTCTTGGTGGTGAAACCTTCGTCATCCACGACCTTACCGGCAACCAGCGGAGAAACGAACGGTGTCAGCTTCGGCTTGGATTTGTCGATGTCGAAGTGGATTTCTTCGGAATCCTCGGTTTGTTCCTGACCGAAGAATACGTCGAGCAGGAAGGAGCTGGGACGCTCCAGCTTTTCCACGACCTTGGTCAGGACGTGGGTGTTGAAAATGTCGATAGACATGGGCTTTCTCCTTTTTGAAAGATCGGGTTATTTCTGGTTGCGGCGCAGATAGACGTTCTTTGCCCGCAGCGCGATGCGCACGCTGTCGAGCGTGTGACCCGCGCCCAGGACGAGAGCGTTTTCGTTGAATTCTCCGCTGAAATAGACGACAGCCTGCACATCGTTGTCGGCGGCGTTGGCGCGTTCAGCCAGAATGGCATCCGGCGTTTGAGAACCGTCGGCACTGGCCGAAGCACTCAATTTGAATTTGCCATTGGCAGTGATGCGGCCAAGGACTGCGCCTTTGGCCAGATCGGCGCCTGCGGCAATCGTCACCACGCGCTCAACGCGCGGGTATTCGCCTGCCAGCAGATTGTCAGGGGTGTATTCGCCCTGATCTTTAAAACCTTCAGCTCGTGTCATGGTTTTCTCCTTGTGTTGCGGGGTTAAACGGCGGCGGCGATACGGCTGGCAGCCGCATCGACATCATTGATGGCATCATCGCTGGCGGGCGTAATGGCAGGGTTGGTGACCGATGCCATGACCTTTTCAAAAGAGGTCGTTGCCTTAGGCTCTTCAACAGGGGCGCAGGCCAAAAGCTGTCGGGCTTCCATGGCGTGAATGTCGGTATTCAGCGCCATTTCCTTTGCGAGCTTTTCGCGGCCTTTGGCTTCTTCGCTGCCAATAATATCGTCGAGGCGCTTCTTTTCAGCGGATGCGCCTTCACGCATTAGTGTCGCCACGAGATCGGGGTGGTCTTTTTTCAAGGTTTCAATGTCCATTGGTTTTTTCTCCTGTGTTGATGAGGGTTGGTTTTGGGCATTAAAAAAGCCCTCTGTGAGAGGGCTTTTCTGTGGGGAAGAAAGTTCGGCTATCAGTCCTTCAAGGCTACCGACCCTGTCGGCAAGACCAGCGCTGACAGCCTTTGCGCCGATCATCACATCGCCACCGCCATAATGGTTCTGCACGTTTTCGGCGGACACATTGCGGTTGCGAGCGATGGTTTCGATAAAGACGTCCGCCATGCTGTCGATGCGGGTTTGCAAACGGCTGCGGCCATCATCCGTGGTGGGATCAAGGCGTTTGTGCGGACTTTGCGAGGATACGATCTCCACGGCTTCCGCCGATTTTCCCGATTTCCCTTGATACATGCCGACCACGCCGATTGAACCCAGCGCTGAGGTTTCGGACACCACAATCTCGTCAGCGGCGGAAGCGATCCAGTACGCACCGGACGCGGCATCGCCGGAGGCATATGCCACCACCGGCTTTTTGCCCCGCGCGGCAAAGACCATGTTGGACAATTCCGACACGCCGTTCACTTCACCGCCTGGGGAGTCGATATCAAGAATGATGCCCTTAATTTGCGGGCTTTCCAGCGCAGTGGTGAAATCGCGGGCGATCAGCTCATAGCTGGATGCGCCGCTGATCATCGTGAACAGGTTGGCATAGCGGAACAGCGGCCCTGTGACTGGAATGACTGCCACACCGTCGCGTTCCATCACGCTGTAGGTGTTTTGTAGATTGCGGCCAAGTTTGGCGGCCACCGCCTGCGGACTTTCGTTTTCCCGCGCGGCGATTTCCAAAATCGTATGCAGCGCTGTTTCCGTGATTGCCCACGGCTCACCGGCGATGCGGTTCCAAATCCTCATCATTTTTCTCCTGGATATTGAAAATTAAAAAAACCTGCAAAAATTTCTGCAGGTTTATGCGGCGTTAAATCAATTTTTTATAATCATTACTCCTCCGCAAAGCTTAGCAGTATAGTTCGCACACGATCACGGCGTGCATAATGTACGTTGTAATCTGTAGCCTTTATTAAACGGTGCCAAGCCAGCGTATGAATTATTGGATAGAGATCCTTGATGGATTCTTTAATTACATTAGGGGCTTTATGATTAAATTCAAAAACACACTCTTCTAAAAAAGAGTACTCTGGACTGTCATCGCTTAACCGATAAACATATTTTGCTGAATTGATGCAGTAGTATCGTGAAAGCAAGGGATTGCCTATATAGGCCTCTCCCCAATCAATGACAGATAAACTTCTCGATTTGTGATCTATAACTATGTTGTTATTTTGAAAATCTGCATGGTTGAGCGTATCTTGGATATTTAATTCATCTATTTTGGCACATAAAGACTCAAGCTTATCATTTTTATTCTCCAATCTATTCTTCTCAACATTTGTTAATTCAAGAAAATTCATAAAATCTTGATCATTCAGTACCCCTTTATACAAATCAGGAAATTTGTTTAAACGCCAATCGGGTAGGCCCGCTGCAAGAAACAAATCTAAAAAAGAGGATGTCGCATTTTGAATATCTTGATAGCATAAAATCCCTCTTTTAAGTGTCTCCTTATCAAGAGTACCTTTGAAAAAAGATCGCAGCGTTTCATCACCACACCCTACTGTAGCAAAACATTTTAAGTCTTCACTTTTTGCAATCATAACAGGAATAGTTTTGATACCACATTCTTGTGATAACAATTCAAGAGTTGCCGCTTCAATAAACAGATCTTCAGGAGTTTGCTTTAGATAATAAGGTATTGTTTCTGATTCTATTTTTAGTACGAGTGAATATGGTGTTTTAACAACTTCAGAAATAGATTTAATGTTAATATCAATATGCGATTTAAACCATGATATTAAAACATCATTTTCTAACTTCATTGTTCTGTATCCTTACCATCAGAATCCAAGTCGCTCACTGTATTAAGTATACTATTAACATCGTTAATGGAAAGCCCCAGCTCCATGATCTTGGCTTTCTCACGCGCGAGCTGTTCGAGAACTTCTTCCCAATCCAGACCTTGGCTGGCACATTCATCTTCCAGCGTGGATAAGCCGATCTGCATGCGAAGCTGCGCGGCTTTGGCTTCCTTGACCGGATCAACCCAACCACGGCCAGGGCCGATCCATTTACAACGCGTCCATGCCGCGCGGCGCTCATAAAAATCAGGGGCATCCACGATACCCCGATTGATGGCTTCTTCCAGCCATAGCTCGTACACGGGCCTGGCCCAATAGGTCGCCATCCATTGGCGGCGAGCGTTGAAATACCGCCACGCCTCCAGTAATGCCGCGCGGGCGCTTGAATAGTTTGTTTTGCTGAAATCCTTCATCAACAATTCGAACGGAATATTCAAGCCAGCGCCGATGTGGCGCAGGACGTTCTCGACAAACTGGCCGTAACCGCTGTTCGGGCGGCTTGGCGTGAACGGTGCGACCTTGTCGCCTGGGAACACAGGGATGATGGAACCGCCCTGCAGGCGAATATCCCATTCATTCCGCGCAGCCAGATAATCGTCCACCGACCCGCCGAACATCTCGCCGATGGCCTCACCATCCAGCGGGGTTTCGATAAAGGCAGCGATCATGGCATTGACCACGGCGGCCTGCAACTCCGAACGCTCGTAATGGTCGAGCATTTTGAACATTGGCATGATGGAAGTCAGCAGCGGCTTTCCACGGTGCTGGCCCGTGCGTTCCTTGTCATGAATATGCAGGACACGTTGACGGCCAAACGCCGTCCGTGCGGGGATGCGTTCCCAATCCTGTGCATCAAGCCCAAAGCCCATATAGACATCGCCAGGGTGGTTTTTGCGGAGATGATACGCCACCGCCGCCCCGTACATATCAATCTCAATACCGGAGCGCATGGTTTTACTATCCTGCCGCCCTGCAGGGTTGGAAAGCCGGTCGGCTTCCACCAGCTGCATGGTCGTGGCATAGCGTGTGCCGCGCTGTTCCAGCCATAATGGCAACGCCAGCGCTTCGCCATTCACGATACTGGAACGGAACACCAGCGCCGTCATGCCCGCGAATGTCAGAGCATTGGCCGCATCGCATTCCGTGCTTTCCGCCCAAGCACGCCATTCGGTTTCAACTTGTCGCGCCCATTCATCAGCCCATTCCTTGGTTTTCCCCAAGGCACGGTAATCGGGAATGGCCGCCAGGCGCAGGCCTGTGCCGATGACGTTGTCGACCAGCGTTTGAATTGCGCCAGATGCCACGCCGTGGTTGCGGGTCAGGTCGCGCGACCGTGATACCAGCGTCGGCAATTCAGACAGCAAATCGCTATCAGCCGATCCCAACAAAGGCATCCAGTTTGCAAGCTCTCGCGTGCGTAAAGATGCAGCACGGTGCGCCGTATCGCTCACACGCATGCGGGGCGCAGCTTTGAGGGGCTGGCCAGAGGAGTCCAGTAATTGCACCATGATTTTGCCTTAGAAACTTGTCCGAATGATTCCACGGCGGGCAGTACCGCTGCGTTTTGCGATTTCCGTTTGAAGTTCGTGGATATATTTCTCCAGCGCTCCAACATTGCCTGCCGTATAGGTCGTGCTGCCATAGCCGTGCAGGCTGACCGATACTTCCTGCGTGCCGGTCAGAAGGCGATGCCGCGCTTCTTTTGCCTGCACCAGTCGGGTTTCGAGTTCTAGAATCGTTTCACTCATGTATAATCCTTCCAAATAGATGGAGCTGTTCATGTATGATCATTTAATTGAATTAAATACCGCGTCGTGGCCAAGGTCATTCCTATTGCTTCAGCAGGAAGCAATACTCGCCAAATCGTCTATACTTTCTGGCTTTGAGTTTATGATCAAAGGTGGTTTTGACGATGTTTACAAAGGCCATTACTACACATCATTTTTTCAACTTAGCGTTGGCATTGAAAGAATGTTAAAGCTGGTGATCATATCCGATCACATGTTCAGAAACGACTATCAGCCACCAGATATCAAAACAATAAAGTCATATGGCCATGACCTACTGGCGCTTTATCAGAGAGCCAAAGAAATTAGCACTACATATAGCAACGCAGCTCTTCCAGTTTTAGAAAACGAAAATATCCGCAATAACATTTTAATTTTTATGAACGACTTTGCAGCAGCCACTGGTCGGTACCACAATATTTCTAATATTGCTCAGGTTACAAATCCAGATCCGCTTACTATGTGGTGGGATATTATAGACCAGATAAAGTGCAATGACTTTTCCAGCAGAACACATTCATGGATAGAAAATGAAGTTGCGAGACGTCTTAATCCAAATCTACAGATGCAGGACATAGTTGAAAATACCGGATATGTGTCAGGCGTTTATAGGTTTATCATGGTTGATAAAGCAAATTATTACGCGGTATGGAATACTTTAGAATTAGTAAAGCCTATCATAAAACTCCTTTCTGCAATTTCACGAAAAGCCCATGAACGAGATACGACTGAACAACCCATAAAATATCGCGCTCCTCATATTCCGTACTATGAAGAAATCTTTCCAATTTTATATACGAGCAAGCGAGACGTTCTACGAAGAAAACGTTGGACTGATCTTGGTCTTTAAAGATAAGGATCATTCGCCCGCACGGCTTTACGCTGTGGGAAGGTGACCCGTTTCTTGGTTTGCGGCTTCGGCGGTTCGGCCTTGGCTTCTTCGGTCACGGGGATTTCCACCCCGCGTGTCGGAATCTCGGCTTCCACGCCCAGCGTTTGTTCCAAACTGCGCCATTTGAATTCGCTCATCCGGTCGATACCATATATAGTGGCAGCGGCACGGGCGTACACGCGGCAGTCAAGGGCTTCGTTGTTGCGGCTGGGGTCTTTCTCCCAGGTCGCATGCGGAAAGCCCTTTACAACGCGAATGACGCGGCGCTCCGCCGTCAGCTGCTTGAAATACTCCTCGCCATATTGCGGGAAGTGGCAGCTGCCAGGCGGGAACACCGCACCTTCAGCGATTTCGCGGTCGGTCGGCCATTCCAGCTTCAGCCAACGGTAAAGCTCCATCTTGGCTACAGGGCCGGATACGTTCCAGACCCGCAAACCGCGACGTTTCCCGCCCGTATCAGCCTTTGACACGCTCAGGATCAGCGCCGTTTCACGATCCTGACCTTTGACGGCCACGACCGTGCGCGGCTGGCTGGCGCGTGCGCCGTTACCGCCCCAGACGGCCTGAGGATGGTTGCGCACGAAGCCGTAAACATCCTGCGTGGCGTAACCGCTGTCCACCGCCATCACCCGCACGGGCATGGTATGGCCTGTGGCATGCGGCCAATCGCGCTGCAGGACTTCTTCGTCCAGCCGTTTCCAGATTTCCGGTCGCGCGGTATCGCCATCAAGAATGACGTAATCCACCGACCAGTTTTCCTTGTTACGCCCCCAGGCAACGATCTCGCATTCGAGACGGTCTTTCTGCACGTCGACACCCGCCGTCAGGAACAAACCGCCCATCGGAACGACACCCTGAACATAGGTTTGTCGGCGTTCATACAGACGCTGCCATTCCGGCGCATCGGAGGATTCCTCGTAAGGCTCTCCTAGCACGGTGTTGACGAAACCCTTCATCAGATCAGGGTTGCGCTTTGCATCTTCGAACATGGCCGCCGCATCGCCCCACGAAAACCAGCCAATTGGGCTGTAGAGGGATGACAGGTGATAACCTATCGTTCCATCCGTGGTTTCCGCTGTCGCCCGCCATTCACCCCGCGCCAGCATCGCTGTCTTGTGGTGTTCGGCAATCAGGCAGCCGCAGCTCTCGCAAACATATTCTGCCTTTTGCGGCTCATTTTCCGGCCAGCGCAGTTGCGTGAACCGCAGTGGCTGGAAATGGTTGCATTCAGGGCAAGGCACATGGAAGAACCGCTGGTCGCTTTTCTCGAATTCGCGTTGAACACGGGATAAGCCCTTAACGGTAGGTGTGCTGACCATGAATATCTTTCTGCGGCGCTTAAACGTGGCAGACCGACGCTCTGCCAGCAGGATCGGATCACCTTCGCCATCAACGTCTCCTGGGTACGCATCGATTTCGTCCATAAACAGGTAGCGGGCAGGCATTGAGCGCAGACCCACGGCGGAATTCGCACCTGTCATGATGAGCAAGCCGCCAAGGAAATCCTTGCTCAAGATCGTGTTGCCGCTGTCGCGTTCTCGCGCGGGGCGCACTTTCTCGCGCAATTCCGGCACATCGTTCAAAAGCGGATCGATACGCTGTTTGGAATGACGTTTGGCCAGCTCCACCGTTGGCGCAACGGCCATCATTGGCCCTGGCGCTGCATGGATGACGTAACCGATCCAGTTGTTGCCGCATTCCGTCCCGCCGACCTGCGATCCCTTCATGAATACGATGCGCTGTACCGGAGAGGACGGCGCAAGATGATCCATGATGTCGCGTAAGTACGGCGTGCGGGCGGTGCGCCAGCGCCCTGGCTCGGCAGCCGATTTCGGAGAAAGAAGGCGGTATTTATCTGCCCATTCCGATACCAGAAGGTACGGATCGGGTTTGACGGCCTGCTGCCAGATATTTTCGATTTCTAGACTGTCATATCCTCCTTCATTCGATATCGAGTTTGGCATCCCCAAGTTCATCCAGATGCTCCCGCACATAGCGTTCCAGGGTCATGTGCAAGACATGCTCGTCCACCTGCAGCTCGGCGGCGATTTGTGCGGACACGCGTGCTGGCCAGTTTGCCCATGCGTCCCTGAATTGCCGCCCCAGGCGGAACACCTGTGCTTTCACCATGTCCTTGTTGATTAATTGTCCTTTTTTCTCCTGCAGGCGTTGCCGCGCGAGGTGGGCTTTGGCGATTTCGTGCGCGGTGCGGGCTTGCGTGAAGCTGTTCATGCCGTGCGCAGCGCGGCCATTCTCGACCAGTGTCTGTTTGACGGAATTCATGGCCTCTTCGGGGTCGATATCCTTGAACCCTGCCGGATCATGCCGCTTGGTGTGGTCGGTGTTGGCTTCCCAGGCCGCATCGGCCTTGGCAACGTCGATCTTTCCATTGCTGTCGGGCGTGATGCGGCCTGCTTTTATTGCTTTGCGCACGGCGTTTTCAGCCACGCCCCGATGACGGGCGTAAGCACGGACGGAAACCCCCATAAATCCTCACTTTTCCTGATCTATTCAACTTTACTTGCGTGCAAATTGAAGCGTTCATGACGATGTAACCTCAACAAAAGGAGCATCATCATGGCCACCGCAAAAAAGAAAACCGCACCAAAAAAAACAAGTAACAAAGAAGCCTGCGCCGAAACCGCGCAGCATGCCTGACAAGGTCGCAAAACCCAAACCAGAAGCCACACAGGCCGTCACCGAACCCAAGAGCAGCAAGAAAGATAAAATCTTTGCCTTGATGCAGCGTCCCGAAGGCGCGACCATCAAAGAAATGGTCAAAGTTAGCGACTGGCAGAGCCACACGGTGCGCGGCTTCCTTTCCATGCTGAAAAAGGCAGGAAAGACCGTCACCAGCGAACGGGTTGATGATGCACGGCGATATTTTATAAAGGTCTAGTCGTTTCTATGATGGCCTGCCAGGCCATCGCAAAATTCGCATCCAGAATATTCACTCATTTCAAGATCACCACCACCTATTTGCAATTCATTGCACCATCCGCAGCCTGCTATTTCATCTGTAATGTAAAAACATTCTTTGCAGATGTAGTAAGCATGGTGCTCTATGACCTCATTAGGCGTAGAACACATGGCACAATTTCGAGGTGTATAGTCTGCATAATTATCTGTGCCAACAGAATCGGTATCCAAAAGATCAGATAAATGATCTTTATCTATTGGTTCGTTACAAGCTGTACAGCATACTTCAGTATCGCCCTCTATAATCTCCAATAAACCGTCACAATCATCGTCACCGCAAGGGGTTTTCAACAAATATTCCTGAAAAAGGCATACTCTGCATTTACAGTTAAAAAGATATTCTGTTAGCTTATTCTCTTCGCTAGCGGCTTTTTTGCACCGTGTGCAATCTCTGAATATAGCCCCGTTTGATTTTGCTAAAGCTATTTCAGGCGTAATACGGCTAAAAACGGTTTCTAAATAGATATCATGTTCTTTCATACTCGCGTTAATGGAAGAGATTCTGTCTCTGTAATCACCAAACACATCACCCCAGCCAGACAATAATCGTCTCAAGAAGAACCATCCACTTGATTGTTCAACAGCAATTTCTTCAAGAAGCTTTTCTTTCTTCGCATGCGTGTGTGCCTCATGAAAGAAATGAACCATCTTGTTTCGATGATTAGCTAACGCCTTAAAGCATTTTTGTATATCAGGGGATATTTTCTCTCCAGTTACAGATTCTATCCTCGGAACAAGGTCATTAAAATTTATCGATTTAAAATCACCTTTCTTAAATTTCTCGATATCCGGATGATCCTTAACAGCAATTACTAATGACCAATGCTCATGCATTAAGCGGGCTTTTAACAAAATTTCGATAGCGGCGCAAAAATTAATTACCGAATACTTTGGTTCAGCTTTAAACTGTTGAATAGCGCGTTCTAGAAAATCAAAACCATTGTTGATTAAGTCTTTTAATAAAGCATCTTTCATTATGGCACTCTCAAGCTTGTATTTTTTGCTATTATATCGAATTCTTCTCCTTTATCAGCATGAATCGCTTTCTTGCCTGTAAATTCCTGCCATCTTTTGACAATGACATCGGCATATTTCGGCTCAAGCTCAATCAGACGTGCGCGACGTCCCGTTTTTTCACAGGCAATCATCGTGCTACCTGACCCGCCGAACGCGTCCAGCACGATGTCCTTTGTCTTGCTGGAATTATGCAGGGCGCGTTCCACCAGTTCGACAGGCTTCATGGTCGGATGCAGATCGTTCTTCACGGGCTTGTTCACGAACCAGACATCGCTCTGATCCCGCGCACCGCACCAGTAATGTTCGTGACCGTTTTTCCAACCGTAGAGGATTGGCTCATACTGGCGCTGATAATCGGAGCGTCCCAGCGTGAAGGTGTTTTTCGCCCAGATGATGAATGTCGACCATTTGCCACCGGCTTCCGAAAACGCGCCGTGGAGCGTATGCAGCTCGGAGGATGACATACAGATATACATCGCGCCTTTGCAGACCATCATCAGATTTGTGCAAACGTCATACAAAAAGGCCGCGAAATCCGCGCCAAGATTATCGTTTTGGATCGGGCGGGATTTGCCGCGCATCTTGTCCTTGGCCGAGTTCGCGTAATTAACATTATATGGCGGGTCGGTGAACACCATGTCGGCCAGCTCTTCACCTAGCAATGTTTGATAGCTGTCAATCAGCGTGGAATCCCCACAGAGAATTTTGTGATCGCCGCAGAGCCACAGATCGCCCAGCACGCTGACAGGCGTTTCTGGAATCTCTGGTGCAGCATTCTCGTCCGTCAGACCTTCGCTATCAGCATCACCATTCAGAAAGGTTTCCAACTCATCATCATTGAAACCCAAAAGACCAAGATCGAATTCGTCACCATCCAGCGCCTGCAATTCTTGCCGTAACAACTCATCGTTCCAACCAGCATTTTCTGTGATTTTGTTATCAGCGATGACCAGCGCACGGCGCTGCACTTCGTTCAGGTGCTTAAGGCGGATGGCGGGAACCTCTTTCACGCCCAGCATGCGGGCGGCCATCACACGGCCATGCCCAGCAATAATACCACCGTCATCGCCGATCAGGATTGGATTCACAAAACCGAATTCCGTCATTGATCCCGCGATCTGTGCCACCTGTGCATCCGAATGGGTGCGGGCGTTTTTGGCGTACGGGATCAGATGATCGACAGAAATATATTCGACATTCAGTTGAACATCATTGCTCATCAGATTGTTTCTCCAAAAGTTGTTGTTGCTGCTCTAGAAATGAGAGTGCGCCATGCATAAGCGGCAGCCAGCGGCACGACACCGTTTCCACAGGCGCGAATTCTGTCCACCCGATAGGCCAGCCCATCAGCCATTCGACAAATTGCGGGTTCAAGACTTTCTGGGACGTCGCTCCAGTCGCCTGTCGGCCCTGGGGCGAAGAGAGGGAATGTAGGCAGGCCTCGACATTCAGCGGCTTCGTGTTGCGCCTGAATTGGCTCGGCCCCGCATTGTTCTTCGCATCCTGCGTGGTGACGGTCGGCCAGACCTTCGCCTGCGCCGACAGAGAGCCGAAGCACCGATCCGTTCTGTCCCCGTTGCGTTTGAGGAAGGTGTCCTGATTTTCCGCGCTTTCCTGCGCCCTGGGTGTCAGCCACATGATCTGTTCGCGCAGATTGCTGGGACGTGTCCGTCCCGCCCGCGCTCCCTCTGGCCCCAGCATCCGTTCCATCGCCTCCGGTGAACGCGGCGGCAGATGATCCATCGTGTTCGGCGTTGCCCAGGTGATGACCGAAACTTCCAGCCGCCTGCGCGGATCGCCCTTGGCAATCTCGCTCTGGCACGGCGTGTTGGCCGAAGACACTCTCGCGGTAGGCCAAGATGAACAGCCGCTCCCGTTTGTGAGATGCACCGACTTCCTCCGCCGTGAACAAACCTGCCTTAACGCGGTAACCCAGGCTTCGAAGGTCATCGTGGACTTGTTGGAATCCCAATCGTAAATGTCCTGGAACATTTTCGAAGAAGCACAAGGGCGGGTCGATTTCTCGCACCACTCGAAAGACATCTGGCCACAGGTGTCTTGGGTCTTTATCGCCGAGCTGTTTGCCTGCAACGCTAAAGGGCTGGCATGGATAGCCCGCAGTGATGCAATCCACGAGGCCACGCCACGGTTTGCCATCGAAGGTTCGTAAATCCGTCCATATAGGCGCTTGATCCAGGGCGTCCTGCTCCATGCGCGTTGCCAGGATTGCTGCCGCATAGGCTTCGATCTCAACAAAACAGACTGTGCGAGCATTTGGCTGCGCCACGCGAAGTCCGAGGTCGAGTCCGCCGACACCGGCGCACAGGGACAGAATTGTGAAGGGATGTAAATCCACACGTTGTTCCTTGAACCTTTTGGGTGCGCAGTCATAAAAAGGCGGGTGCGCATTTCTGGGTGCGCACCTTTCAAGGCCTTTATTTCCTGCTGTTTTTTGGGTCAGGTACGCAAACTGCGCACCCAGAAAAAAAGTCTGTGACTAAAAAAGTCCTGCGCCTTTGCCCGCCGCATTGGGTTCAATCGCCGGAAGTACCTTTTTTGATTGGGGAGAGTTGATTGAATACAAAAAGGCCACGCTTTGTGGGCGCAGCCTTAAGGATAGATGAATAACGGGGGACGTATCGCGATGCTAGTGATCAGACTGCCAAAAAATGTTCGCCGTGTCCGCATCTTTTTTGTTCGGACGTATTTATCCCCATAGATTGGACATCGGTACAGCCCAGAGGTTCTTGCCAAATGGCACAACATCACGACCACGATAGAGCACAACACCACAAACAAAGTCTTTTCCTGAGAGAGCCTGAAGTTCCTGCAATCCCTTGAAATCAGATTGGTCTACACGGTCCCGCTTTTTGACCTCAACGCCAGCTAACTGGCCGTTTGGTCTTTCAAGGACAAAATCAACTTCCTTGTTGTCACCCGTCCTAAAATGCAGCAGATCAAATCTTTGGTCATTGTTGGCGACGAGTTTCAAAAATTCAGTGGCCACAAAGTTCTCAAGAGCGTGACCGAAAAGCTCGGGCCTATTCTTTTCTAGATCCTCCAGCTCGTACTGTAAAAGGTGGCAGAGCAGTAAGGTGTCGGTCACATACCCCTTTGGGGATTTAATCAGACGTTTACTGATATTGCGATGCCACGGTGCAAGTTCGAAGGTCAGAAACAGCATCTTAAGCAATGTCTTGTAATTGCGTGATGTGACCGGATTAAGACTCGCATCCCGTGCAATGTCAGCATCATTAACCAGTCCCCCAGCACGGCCCGCAAGTATGCGCAACAGATTCGGCAGTGTATTGAGCTTGGCAATCTCCGCCAAGGCACGGACATCGCGCTGCAAAATCGTGGTCAGATAACCATCGAACCAACGTGTACAATCATGTGCAGATGCCCCCGAAATCTCGGGGAAAGTTGCGGCGCGGATCATATCTGTGATTTTACGCTTTCCTTTGTCTGCCGTAAAATCTTCAGCAAAAAGCCTTTCCAGAAAATCTCCTTTGCCCTCCGCAACCTCTGCACTTGAAACAGGATAAAGGGTAAGAACCCCCATCCGCCCCACCAGCGGATCCGAAAGCTTTGGGAGAGCCATGATATTGGCAGATCCCGTCAGGAGAAACCGCCCTTTAATCTTCCCACCTTGGGCATGGCGCATCTCATCAACAACGGTTTTTAGAGCCCGAAATACATCGGGGACAAGCTGGACTTCATCAATGATGAGTGCCCCTTTACGCTCGCGTAAATAGCTTTCTGGCGAATTCGTTGCCGCAGCGATTTGTGTTGTGCTATCAAACGTCACATATTCGGCGGGGAAGTCTTTTTTAGCAATCTCCTTAACAAGCGTACTTTTTCCTGCCTGACGCGGGCCATTCAGAAAAACAACGGGACTGGTGCTCAAGGCTGCTAAGAGCTTATTTTTCAGATGTCTCCGAATGTGCGCCATGACGGTCTCTTTTCTGTAAAGATAAATGCTACTCTTCTAAATTATAAACGTAACTTTTATAATTGCAAGTTAATTATGATGGGCATATTTCTATCGGGCTATATCTTAAAAACGCTTTATAAAGCGTTTTTCTGACAGATAGATGCTTTAAAAAGCATTTCTAACCTTAACTGGTGTCACATTAAGTGCTGGGTTTTGCGCGCTTGGGGACACGCCGCCTCGTATGTGTGAGGCCAGCATCTTGGAGCTTTCGCCCCAGCACATCGTCCCTGGCAAGGAGCAGCAAATCCTTTTCAAGGCTCAAACAGAATAGCACCATCGCATACGCACCCATTGTAACACCACCGTCGCCATTCTCAATCTTGCGCAATGTCACACGCGTCATACCCGCCCGCTCGGCAAGCATCGTGGTTGTAATTTTCCGGCGCAGGCGTGCCAGTTTTATATTCTCTCCAAGTACACTCAGTATTTCTTTAAGTGTTGGCGGTGGAGAAGCTGTTTTTCTTGGCATCAGTTATTTTTCTCAATGGTCATTATTGTGTTCATTAAGTTGGGAGATTGGTCATTATAATGCTCATTACGCTGTTCTTTATCGACCATCACAGCCCGCCCTACATAGCACCCGTAATCTGAGCCTGAAGGATCGACATAGAGGGTTTCGCGCCCTGGGCAGACCAGCGCAATGGCTTGTTTGATATTGCCTTGATAGCCACCTTTGCCTGCCAGCCATTCGCGTTTTGCCAACGGGCGGGCGATGAAGGCGTTGTATTCGGCTTCCGTCATTTCCCGCGTTTCGGATACTTGGGTTGGGATGGCCTCACCGCAATCAGGACGGCTTCCAGATTCAATCTCGTGTCAATCGACAGGCTTGCGGGCATAAACAACTTTGATCAATTCTTCTTCCATTTCAAATCTCCAGCGCCTGGGTTTCAATACCGAGGATGTCGGCCATCTCGCGCAGTTTCATGTGCGCCTGCTTCAGCTTGGTGATGTCGTGCGCCACGATCTGTTCTGGCATTTTACGCTCGGCGGGTGGCGGGTTGTGGATGCGGTTTGCAATCTCCATCATGGTTGCCACAATTTGCTCTTTTGCCGTGTAGTAAGCGTCTGCTCGTTCTTGCTTTATTTTGTTCATCTTTCCCTCCTTATTTTCCAGCTTTGCGGCCTGCTTCAAAAGCGGCATCCAGCGCATCTTTGATGCACCACACCGCAACATCATGAAAATCCAGACCATCCGATTTTCGTGTTTCCAATGTTTCAATGTTGAGGTGGCGCTGGGCAATCAGGGTAAATAACTCGTCCTTGCTGATGGGTGCTTTGCGGGGGAAGGTCTTGCCCGTGGTCTCGGTGAGCGCACTCTCAAAGCTCTTGCGCCAGCCAGAATCAGCGATGCGCAATTTCAAATGCGCGGTGATGGCTTTTTCGGTGAGCGTACCTTTGATAAAGCTCAGATCGTCAGCCAAGTGTCTGCCAAAGCGCGCGTCCAAAACATCGCGGGCTTGCTCGGCGGTTAAATCAAACGCGGCGATTAAAAAATTGCTGGTGGCGCTCCAGGTCAATGCGGCGTCATACCCGTTGCGCTCGGCTGTCCCCCAAAAGCCCCATTCTTTGTTTGATGTCGGTAAAATCTCTGTATTTTTCATGGGCGTTCTCCTTTGCTTATACTTACATGAACGCTTCATTTCGGCTGATTATCAACTGAATAAGACATTATAAAACCGCGAATAATCAGGCGTTTTGATTGTTTTAGTATCATTGCGTACGACCCGTAATTTTGTAGATACGCGCGCCATTTTCCGGCTTTTCAGACACGATTTGGTAACCATGTTTTTTTGTGAGCGCGTGCGAGAGCGCACTGCGGATCGTGTGCTTTTGCCAGCCCGTAGCAACGACCATATCCTCAATACTTGCCCCTTCTGGGCGCGACAAGAGGGCCACCAGCGCGTTCAGTTTTGTTTCCCGCTTCACGGGCATGGCGGCAACGCCCGCCAGCGCAGCCTTCATCGGCGCAGAAAGTTTGCTTTCATCAACCTCGTGCCCATTGCCTTGTGCTTTGGTTTTTATCGCTGCTTTAACCGCCGCAAGGTTCGGGCGGCAGATTGAATGCGATCCTCCACATAGCTTTCATCGTGGCTTAGAATTTTTTCAGGCTCAAAGTGATCATGCATGCAAGGTTCCTTTCATTTTTTTGCAGATGGAATGATGGGGGTGAGCGAGGACCGCCGATTGAGACGGCGGCCTCGCTTGCCCTCCGTAGGAGGGAGGGATTTTGCCGACTTGCCGACTGAAATAAACCGTTGAAGTAATTGGCTTATTCTCAGTCGGCAGAGTTGGAAATTGAGACGGCAGTTGCCGACTGAATTTCTGTGCAAAAACCCATATTTTATTGGGCTTTGCGCGGCTTTCAGTCGGCGCTGAGTTGGCAGTCAGTCGGCAGTCGGCAATGAGACGGCAGCTCATAACACACCTCCATTGAACAGATCGGCAATGGGGATGATCTCACCCGTATCGGGGTGTTTCATGTGCGTGGCCATGACCAGCGCACCGTTTTTGAGCGTCATGCCGTCAACGCATACATAGCCCTGACGGCTGCGCGGCAAGAGCGGCAGGCCGTAGGCATCGGCATTTTTGAAAAACTTCACATAGCCTTTAGTGGCCAGCGCACTGATCCGATCCCGAATGGTACGGGCACTGCCCAGACCTTCTTTATTCTCAAAACTCTCTGCGAGTTGATTGGCGGTATAAATGCGGCTGTGTTTAGCCTCATCAAAAATCAGACGGATGATGGTGTCAGTCTTACGAATATTCTCGGCCTGCGCCTGTAATTCTTCCTGCTGGCGCATCAGTGTCGCCAGATCAATATCGGCCTCAACCCAGCCTTGCGCACGGCGCAGAATGGTTTTGGCAGGGATTTCGGCACCATTACGCAGCTCAAAAATCAATAGCCGTTCTGGCCGTTTTTCATCGGGACGATGAAGCATCAGGCCAGAGGTGTAATAAGACCGCAAAGCCCCAGCGCCGCTTAAGGATTGAAACGGATCTTCCTCTGCCGTTTTCTTGAAAGCCTTGCGCGTATGGTGGGCAAGAATAATTCCAGCATCGGGATTGATACGCCGGCGCAGTTCTTCCAATCTCTGCGCCAGAAAGAACATCATGGCGTCATTATCGTTTTCGCCGCCCATGCCACCGCCATCAAAGACATTTCTGAGCGGATCGATTGCAATAATATCGGGCGGTGTATCTTTGAAGCGGTCTTTGACCGCCTCGCTCACCAGCGCAATCCCAGCGTCATTCAAGGTGATCGAGATTTGCGGCGTGACGATAAAATTCTGATCAAGAAAAAGTGTGGCGGCATCGCTCAAAGCCAATCGCTGCACGCGTTCGCGCAGATAGTGATATTGCACCTCGGCCTGCAGATAAAAAATTCGCAAAGGACGCTTACAACTCAAACCTAAAAACGGTGCACCACCGGCCATGTGCGCAAGAAGTGAAATAAGAAAATCGCTTTTCCCCACCTTGGGTGCACCGCCCAGCACCAATAACCCGCCTGGGGTGAGCACGCGCGGAGCAATCAAATCATCCGGTATCGGGCTGTTATCTCGCTGCAGCTCGGCAATGCTGTAAAGTGGCAGGGTTTTGCGCGGCGGCGGAATTTCTTTGGCGACCATCCGTTCCCAATTTTTAAGGATGACCTGAATATCCAATCCTTCCGCCACTGCATCGGCAGCATCCCATTTAGCAGGCTTATCAGGCGGGATTTTTAATATCTCAACAGATAACGCCCCAGCGCGCGCGGCGGCACTGGCGGTATTACGCGCATAGATCTGCCCAGCTTCATCATGATCTGGCCAGATGATCACGCGCTTACCTTTGAGCGGTGACCAGTCCGTTTTATCAATCGGGGCTTTGGCGCCGTTCATGGCCGTGGTGGCGCAAATGCCAAGATCAACCAGCGCGGCGGCGCATTTCTCACCCTCGACGAGTAAGACGGTATCAGCAGCTTTTAGGCCCATCTGATTATAAAGCGGACGGATCTCCGGCGCGCGCATTACACCGCGCACAGCATCCCACGGCCTGAATTCCTTCTGCCCTGGACGTGGATCATAACGATAGACCGAGGCGATGATTTTACCTTCCGTATCGGTATAATCCCACTTGGCCGTCGGCTTCCCCAGATGTCTCGGGTTGGCTCTCTGCTCAGACTTTGCTGGCAGAGGCGCACGATCCACGAGGCCTTGCTGTTCCTGAATATCGTTCAGCAGTTGCGGAAAGCTTGTGGCCCGATCAAACCCTCTGACCACCGCCCATAAATCCAAGACATCACCTCCAGCGCCTGTCGCAAAATCATGCCAGAGACCTGCCTTGGTGCCGTTTAGCTCAACCACCAAACTATCGCCCGCATCACCTGCGACATTGCCCACCATAAATTTACCTGCACGAATGCTTCCTGCAGGCAGCAGGTGCCGAAGAACACTTGGCAGATTTTGCAGCAAGCGCGCTTTGACCGCTTGTGCATCTGGCGGTTTTAAAGGGACGATTTTGGATGGGGGTGATCGCTCCATTTAGGCGTTATCACTCCCATCAGATTCCGCCTGCTTCTCACGTTCGATGGCCTTGAGCTTGATAATCCCGTCGATCCATTGCTGGGCGCGGGCAATCTCCCTGACTTCCGTGACCAGCACTTCCCGTATTTTCTGTAACTCTTCATCTGGCATGGCTTTAAGCTGCCCCACGGGCATGCGCCGAATGTGCTTAAACATGGCCTCGTATTCCGTCATTGTGATCGTCATAACTGTTCCTCTCGTGGTTAAAATTGACCTCACGAAGGACTGGTATGCGGGCAACGACAAAAACGACGATGTTCGAACAACTATTTTCCGTTCTTATGTTCCTCCATAAACTTTTTGAGCTTTTTCAAACGGCTGGACATGGTCGTACGGGGAATGCCCAGAAGCTCAGCGGCCTCGGTCACGCTATATTCCATGAGCAGGCGATAGGTTTGCCGTAAGTCATCTGGCAATTGCGCCAGCAGCTTTTGAGTATCCATGCTCTGTTCGGCTGCCGATTGACTTTGCGCACTGAACACATCGCCCCATAGACTTTCATCACTCATGATCTGATCACCGATGGTGGCATCCGTGTCATCGGCAATAGGCGTGGAGAGAGATAGTGTTTTTAAACCCGTCCAGCGCTTCTGTGCCTCGGCTTCTCGGAGCATCTCTGCAGCGCGGTTGTTGACCACCGCTTTGATGAAGCTTTTGGGATTGCCCTTTTCTGGATCAAAACTCGGCCAGGCGAGCAGATAGGCAAGCATCAATTCTTGCTCAAGATCTTCCAGGTCATCATGGGTGTAATGAGGTGTCCGTATAAGCACTTTGGCTTTAAAAGACACAAAAGAAGCGGCGTAGGAGTCTACGCCGCGGTAACGGTGTTGCGACATTTACTTTTCCTCTGGCTGTTGTCGCGAAGCCACGCTTCGCCCAGAGAAAAAGTAAAAAAATGCCAGCCATGATTGCAGACATCACGCCAGTCAAAATTGATAAAACCGCAGAATTTGGCTGGTAATGGCCATGCAATTCATATCGGCGTATTCAAAAAACAGCGCAGACCTACAATGGTATTTACTGCGCTGAATACGCCGTTATGTGTTGTCGGTTTTTACTTAGGAGTATTTTCAGAATGGTGGGAAAAATTTTCCCGCTGCAGAGATACCAGAATGATTTCAGCTATCTCATGCACGCGTTCATCACCTGTCATCTCAATGGGATTTTTTCTGCTCTCCATCATCAAGCCCTCCTTGTTGGCTTGATGATCTGGTATGCAATCGCCTAAGCAGATGACGATTGTTCGAACAAATTATTGGGGTTCAGAAAACCCATACAGCGCACGCTGTTCTTTCCATGAAATCGGAAACCCGCGCACAATGTTTTGCAATGTCAGCGTGCGCGGTTGAGTGCCGTCCAGCACCGCTTCAATAATGTCAGGCGCCAACATGGTAAGACGCATCAAGCGATAGACATGCGTGACTTCGATGTTTTCCTTATCGGCTAGCGCTTTCGGGCTGGCATACATGCCTTTATCAACCTGATCCTGCCACTGAAACGCTTTCACCAGCGCGGCCACAAATGACTGGTCTGGCTTTGGTGATTTGAGGTCAGCAGTGTTCAGCAACATCCCAGCACCAGGCGGGGCAATGATCATCTTGCGGGAACTACGCCGCTTGAAGCACACGGGCATCCGAATGCTGAGGATGTTTTCGCCCTCGTGCAGGTGGTACTGCATCGCCATCTCCTTTTTTGTATTGATTGATAAGAGTTAGAAATCCATCAAGGCGCAGATCAATTTTTACCTCGTCGGTATTCACAAAAACGCGTTTGACCAAAAGCTCGGCGATGCGCTGTTGCTCGGTGAGCTTCAGTTTTTGCCAGAACGTATCAAAATCTTTGATCTGCTGACGCGCCTCTTCAAAACCAAAATCACTGATCTTTTTCTCTTTCATCAACCCTTGAATCTTGGTGAGAATTTCAGGGGATTGGATCATTTGGCGAATATGCGCGACCACCAGCGTATCCAGCTCCGATGCTGGCACATTGCCCACCTTGCAATCGGCATAGGATTGGCGGTTGACGGTGGTCGGCGTGTAGTACCGATAGATGCGGTTGTTCTTTTTGGTGAAGGTCGGCGTCATCATGCAATCGCAGCAGGTGCACTCGACTATTGAGCGTCAATCGCCCCATCGAGCTGGTGGTATTAAAATTCTGGGTGACGGAAACAAACGAGACATTATGCTGATCGAAAATCTGCACGATGCTGGCAAAGTCTGTAAGCGAGCGGGAAATACGGTCGACCTTGTAAACGACGACAATATCAATCTTCCCAGCGCGGATATCATCAAGCAGGCGTTTAAGTGCAGGCCGTTCCAAATTGCCGCCGGAAAACCCACCGTCATCATAAAACTCCGGCACCATCATCCAGCCTTCATGCTTTTGTGAGGCGATATAGGCTTCACCCGCATCGCGCTGAGCATCCAGCGAGTTGTATTCTTGATTGAGGCCTTCCTCGGATGATTTGCGGGTATAGATGGCGCAGCGCAAGCGGCGTGGCTGCTCGGGAATAGACTTGGTGATTTTTGTGCTGGTCAT